CGTTCTTAGTCCACAACTTACCGCCGCAAGAAGTATTTGTTAAAAAGGAATACTTATATGATCTACAAAAAGGTCATGGGGAACTCACGCCTGGGGTATGGATTTCAATTAGAAGTATAATGGGCAAAGCACTATACTTTGAAACACTTCTAACTGAGTACGGTGCATTGTACGATAAACTTCCTATATCAGCATTTGTTTGGAAAGAAGATTATGATAAAGATAATCAACTTCCTTTAGACACATTACAGATATGGGATTGCTTTGATTATGATATCACACTAATTAAAAAGCCTATGCTATCTAACTGCGAGTTTTTTGGCAAAGATAAGAAAATGCACAAAGGCGATTACATGTTTACACTTGATACATGTCATGCACAACACTCAACACTTGACATTAATTTTAGCGAACACGATCCTGAACATAAAACATTTAACGTTATTAAGTTAGACAACGGACAGTTTGCAGCACAACCAAACAACAGAGTAATATTTACAGATCAAAGTCTAGTTCATCCAGAACGCAAAATGCCAGACTTCAAAGTGTGTACACAAAACTACACAGTTGAGAACACACCTAAGTGGTCAGTAGGACATACTGACGAATGGCAATACAAAACGAAAGACGAAGAAAGTGGAAGATGAAGAGAAAGAAGCCTATAGGCTTTTTTGGTTAGTCAAAGGACACCTAAATACATCACACGAAACTATAATGTCATCATATGATGGTTACTTTAAGAGACTATGGGGTAACTGTGAACGTGCTGAATACGGTATGGAAGGCTTCGAAGAAGCATATAAAGAGAAAAGGGGTTGACTTCTTTTTAAATTGGTGCTATAATATAGGTACAATAGAAAAGGAGTTATATGAAATTGCGAGATAATAAAGTAATCTTAGTAGATGCAGACGGTGTCTTACTCGATTGGGAATGGGCATTTAATGTATGGATGGGCGAACAAGGTTTCGAAAGAATTGAAGGGTCGCAGTTCATTTATGATATAGGTGAGCGATACGGTATTCCAACAACACAATCAAAAAAACTTGTTAACATATTTAATAACAGTGCATGGATTGGATTTCTTCCAGGACTGAGAGATGCACAGTTTTATGTTAAGAAACTACACGAAGAATATGGATTCACATTCCATTTAATTACTTCACTTTCCTTAGATAAGAATGCACAGAAACTAAGAACAATGAACATTGATAAATTGTTTGGAACAACAGCATTTACAAAATATGTATACTTAGGAACTGGTGCAGACAAAGACGATGCATTAGAAAAATACAAAGGTACTGGACTGTATTGGGTTGAAGATAAACCTAAGAACTGTGAAGCAGGATTAGCACAAGGGCTTAAACCTTTATTGATCGAACACGGTCATAACATGGATTATAGGCATGAAGGTATTACTACAGTTAAGAACTGGAGACACATACACGATTTAGTTACTCATCCATAAGAACGTAGTAATATAACAATATTCTTATAAGCCCCCACAAAAACATCTAGTTCTATAAATAATATTAAGCACTTGACATTTAGTGTGTCAAGTGTTACTATGTTAATACATTGTGTGATTAATAACCGCCGATAAGGCAGGAGGCATACAATGAATAAACTTCTCGTAAACATAAGGTACTTCATTGCGCCATTGTTGATACTTGTTACACTCGCTGGAGTGTTAGCAGGTGGAGCGTGGGCATGGACAGGTGTAGGCTTATTGGGAGTAGGCATTATACTTGACACTCTTATCAATGTTCAAACTCGTGGAGCAGTTGATGAGAACGGAGAGACCTTGGGAATCCCCTGGTTACAGAATACAGTAATGTATTTGATGTTACCGGTCTTTGTTGCACTTCAGTTGGCACTAGCATATCAGATCTATAATGGTATGGCAGGTGCAGAACTTTTAGGTGCTACACTTTCAACAGGTATATTTGCAGGCATAGGCATAATCTATGGGCATGAACTATCTCACACCAAAGGCATTGCATTTGTAATAAGTCGTTGGATGATGGGACTATCAGGTTCAGCACATTTCTGTTATGCTCATGTGTACAATCATCACTTGGAATTAGCAAGTGAAGACGATCCTGCAACAGCACCTAGAGGACGTGATATCTATTCACACTATATCAAATCACACTTAGGACAATCTAAGTTCTTGTTTGAAATGGAGAGAGGTAGATTGAAACGTTTAGGCAAACCTTTCTTGTCCGTAAGTAATAGATGGATAAGAGGTTACATGATGAGTGTACCTACACTTGCATTGTTCTTCTTTGCAGGTGGTTGGTTAGGTGTCGCATGTATCGGACTTGTTTGGTTAATATCAAACTTCGAACTTGAAGCACTTAACTATCTAGAACACTATGGTTTGATTCGTGTTAAAAGCGAACCAATAGACTATAGACATTCCTGGGATAACTCAACATTATTCACAAGCTGGTTCTTCATTGAGATTGGTCGCCAGGCTGATCATCATGACAGAGGTGAGACACACTTCTGGGAACTAGATGAAGTAGGTGCACCTAACACTGGTGTAGGTTACTTTACACTCTTTGCGTTAGCATTGATACCTCCTGTGTTTAATCGCTTTATGAAAAAGCATTTAGACAATTGGGATAAAAACTTTGCAACCGAAGCAGAAAGAGAAATAGCAAAAACATTTGCATAATCACTTGGGGGGTCGGAAACGGCCCCTTTTTGCCTTGACATCGTACACATTTGATGTTACTCTATAAATAAAGTCGAACAATGCTTGGAAAGAGATAATAAATGGACGCACTCACCCTATGGATGGCTGTAGGTTTCCTATTCGCAGGTTACGCAGTTATTGCAAATGATTCAGTACAAACGTTAGGCACTTGGATCGCATCAAACAACGACAAATTCAATTGGAAAGTTATGTGGGGAGCGGCTTCGGCTGTTCTACTGTATACACTCTGGTATGGTTGGTACACTAACGGTGGCGACATCAGTTACGGACGACTAAACAAAATACCGTTCCAAGAGATACAATGGTACCATGCAATGGCACCAGGACTACTATTAATACTTACAAGGATAGGAGTACCAGTTAGTACTTCTTTTTTAGTATTAAGTGCATTCGCTAGTACATTTGTGCTAGAGAAGATGCTTGTTAAAAGCATGATGGGGTATGCGGTGGCAGCAGTCGCGGCATATGTTATTTGGATAGGAGTAACTAAAATCCTAAACGAAGCAAACCCAGTCAAAGAAGAACATAAACGATGGTGGAGAATAGGACAGTGGGTAACCACAGGCTTCTTATGGTTCACTTGGCTAAGTCATGACATGGCAAATATTGCTGTGTTCCTACCTAGACAGATACCTTGGGATCTAATGATAATGATTTCACTTGTGTTTATTGTAGGCTTAGGCTTTATGTTTAAAGAGGGTGGAGGTAAGATACAAAATATTATTATTGAAAAGCACAACACAAGATATGTTCGTAGTGCTACAATAATTGATGCAGTATACTTTCTTATACTTTTGTTCTTCAAAGAACTAAACGATATACCAATGTCTACAACGTGGGTGTTTGTAGGATTGTTATGTGGACGTGAACTTGCTATGGCTACAATGACTGGCAAGGAAAAGTTCAAAACAGTGTTTCCGTTGATTACCAAAGACTTCATTAAAATGATGATAGGACTAGGTGCATCAGTAGGTGTAGTGTTAATGATACACTATGTTATTGTACCAAACGGATACTAGAATGGATAGAGCAGTGTTCGACAGCACTGCTTTTTTCTTGACTTAAAGAAGATTTTGTAATATTATATAAGTACAATATCAAACAAGGAAGGACTACATTTGAAGATGAAAATCATTACAGGAAATGCTAATCCTAAATTAGCACAAGAGATCGCAGAACACTGTTTTAGTGATCTTGTTCCGGCTAAAGTTTCCACATTTGCAGATGGAGAATCTAGCGTAGAATTTTTAGAAAACGTTAGAGGCGAAGATGTTTTTATTATCCAAAGCACAAGTCAACCAGTTAATGACAGTCTTATGGAACTAATGGTAATGATTGATGCGGCACGTAGATCAAGTGCTAGTCGTATTACAGCAGTTATTCCTTATTACGGGTACGCAAGACAAGATCGTAAGAGTGCAAGTCGTACACCTATCACAGCAAAACTAGTTGCTAATCTATTAACAACGTCTGGTGCAGATAGAATCTTAACTATGGATCTACATGCAGGACAGATACAAGGCTTCTTTGATATTCCTGTTGATGACTTAACAAGTAGAATTGCATTTGCTAAAGACATTAAACGTACAATAGGTATTATTGACGACCCTGAAGTTAATCAACAAGGTACAGTGTTTGTATCTCCAGATGCAGGTGGAGCAGTAAGAGCTCGTAAGTTTGCTGACATGTTTACAGGTGACATTGCTATTGTAGATAAAATGCGTCCTGAAGCAGGCAAGTCAGAAGTAATGAACTTGATTGGTGATGTTAAAGGACGACATGCTATCCTAGTAGATGATATTATTGATAGTGGCGGAACACTTTGTAATGCAGCCAAAGCAATTATGGATGCTGGTGCATTGTCAGTTCGTGCTTATATTACACATGGAGTATTGTCAGGTGATGCTTGTTTAAAGATTGAAAAAAGTGTGCTTGATGAATTAGTTGTTACAGATACTATTGCTAATCGTTGTCCTAAGAACTGTAAGAAAACACGTCAAGTAAGTGTAGCACCTTTGTTCGGTGAAGCAATGCGTAGAATAACTAACGAAGAATCAGTTAGCAGCCTGTTTATATAATTCCCTAGCACCGTAAGTAATCATAAAGTCAGCACCAGCACGTTTAAAAACATCATGTGTTTCTTTTAACATCTCTGGAACTAGCCAAGTATTTCTTTGTAAGCCAATGTATTCGCCGCTTGTTTGATATACTCCAACAGGTGCTTGATACTTAGTTGCTTCTTTAATAGGCATAATAAGATCAATACTAGTCATTCCAGGCTTAACCATTAAACTAGTAGCACCGTCATTAAAATACTTTACACTTCTAGCAATAGCAAGTTCTCTATCATTTACATCTAATTGATAACTTCTATGTATACCTTTTTCAACTCCAATAGTTTGTCTAAAGCCATCATAGAATTGTGATCTAAACTTAGTTGAATAGCTCATTACATCTACTTTAATATGTTCTTTAATATTCTTTACAGTATTATCTTGACAGTCACTAGGTGCTAATACATCTGCTCCAGCTTCGTATACAACACTTGCTTGTTCGAATAGTTGTTCGTCTGTCTTTGCTGCATCAGTAGGGTAACAACAGTGTCCATCTAGCGTAGTAGAACACAAGCATATATCAACATGCAGGTTTACTTTATCTCCGTATGCTGCTTTGATTTCGCTAACAACACGTTTATTCAAATCCCAATCTGGCATTTCAGATCTTTCAGGCATAACAAATACTAAAATATCTTTAACCCCAAGAACAATATCTCTACCGATAGTATCTATTGCGCCCTTAACTGACCACGGGTGATTGTCGTTACCAAGGACAGACTGTTTAGATGCAAGTACCCAATCATCTCCGTTACCTTGATTACTAATAAAGTATGGTTGTATTAGTTTCATGAATATCTTTCCCTAACCATATCCACAAATAATTTTACGTTGGCTTCTGGAGTTTCTTTATGTATTCCGTGTCCTAGTCCGCATACCCAACCAGTTCTATCAACATGCTCCATGCTATCAAGCCATTCAGTAATTTCTTTTTCTAGATAAGGCTTAGGAGTCATCATTAATTTTTCATCGAAGTTACCTTGTATAAAGCCGTCTTGATATTTTTTAAATGTTCGTTGCATATCAACTGTATGGTCAACGCCTATACCAGACCATCCCATTCTGTACAGTGTAGGCAAACACTTATGATTTAGATGTTGCGTGTAATATCCTGTATCAGTTTGTATTAGTGGCTGTAATATATTAACGTAATTTGTTTTGAAGAATGCTTCGCTCATATTACCTACACCACTATCAAGTATCATAACTTTCTCTGCACCTGCTTCTAGTTGTAGATGTATGTTGCGTGTTAACACAGGAACAATAACTTCTTCCATATACGCTGCCTTCCATTTTAAATCCATGTTAGGCTTCTTACCTGTAGCGTAGTTTAGTAATGTCCACGGTCCACCAACAAAGCCTATTAGACTTTTTGATTTATGCAGTTTCTCTCTAGTTGCAGCAACCGCAACCTTTTGAAACTCCATGTGTTCTACTGCACGTGAAATATCTTTATGTTCTCTATAGTTTTCCTCATTGATATAATAATCAAACTGTGGACCTGGTGCAAACTTTAAAGGCACACCTAATCCTTCAATAGGAAATAGTATGTCGCTAAACAGTATCGCAATATCAAAGTCAAATTGATCAATTGGAAGCATTGCTACATCAGCAGCAACTCTTGGAAGTTTACACATTTGCTCAAATGTAAAACGCTCTTTCATCTCCATATAGGGTTGCTGATATCTTCCAGCCTGTCTCATCATCCAAATCGGAGGACAAGACTGTTCTACCCTATTGCAGGCATTCGTAAATTTTTCATTCATATAAGTTTTGTTCCTAGTTGCTCACCTAATTCGATATAGTTTTCTTTCTTACCGATTACTTCACTATACTTATCAGTTTCGAAGTTGTGAGCTTCCATCATTAAATAGTCGCCAACAATACTAGATATGCAACCAACAGCAGTATGGCAGTCACCATTTATAACTTCTAGCATCTTGCGTTCAGCCATTGCACATTTATATGTGTCTGGGTCTGAAGATGTAGATAATAAATTACTTGCAGAACTTTTCTTTCTTGTTTGTAATGCAATAACTCCTTGACCAACAGCAGGAAACATTTCTCTAATTGTAAATGTTTTTGTTATCTTATCTTGTAACCCTAATGCTTCAAGACCTGCAACAGCAAGTACAATAGCATCATACTGTCCGCTTTCTACTTTAGAAATACGTGTATCAATGTTTCCTCTAATAGGAACAATTTCTGCTTGTGGATATAATTTTTTTAGTTGTGCAATTCTACGAGGACTACCTGTTCCTATTTTTGCCCCTGGCTTATCAGGATTACCAATTACACAATCTCTAGGATCGTTACGTTTTAATACTGCCGATATCTCAAGTACATCATCTGAATCTCTTGTTAAGTCTTTTAAACTGTGAACAGCAATATCAATTTCTTTGTCTATTAACTTTTGTTCGATGGCTTTACAGAATACTCCTTTGCCACCCATTTCTAATATAGGAGTGTCTGGATTTATTTCCGCTTCAGTTGTTACTGTAACTATCTCAGCATTGTTAATTAGAGCTGCTGCCCTACTTGCATACTCCAATGCTAGTTTACTTCCTCTGACACCTATCTTCATTTTCTAACCTTCCTTATGACCCAAGCAATGAATGCTAAGATAGCAGCAGTTAATGCACCTATCCCAATGTTCACGGCCAACTCACATCTGGCGGTAAGCTCATTAATATTGCTTCCATGTTGCCGCCTGTTTTAAAACCAAACTTAGTACCACGATCATATAATAAGTTAAACTCTACATATCGCCCACGTTTGATCTTTTGTATATCTTTATGTTCGTCTGTGTAGTTGTTGTTCATATAGTTAATTGCAGTTGTTCTCACAACATCTGCAAACTTTATACCCAAACGTTCTACAAATTTAAAGTCCATATCTTTAGGATCGTAATATTCAAAGAACAATCCTCCAATGCCTCTTGTTTCTTTTCTATGTGGCAAATAAAAGTATTCATCACAGGCTTTACTAAACTTGTCGTACCAAGTTGCATCATACAAATCACAGACCTTTTTAAGCTCTCTATGATACCCAATCTTGAATGTTTCATTATCCAAGCAGGGTGTTAGATCCATACCACCACCAAACCATTCTTTCTCGTGTGTTTTAAGATATCTTGTATTAAAGTGCATTGCAGGTACCCAAGGATTTGTAGGGTGTAATACTACACTTATACCTGTGGCATAATACTGTCTATTATCATCAGTTGTACCAGGAATCTCTTTTGCAAATCTAGGATCAAACTCTCCTGTTACACAAGAATAATTTACTGTACCTTTTTCAAATACATTTCCACGTATAACTTTGTGTGTTTGTGTCCAGCCTTCTCTGCTAGAATGTCCACCTTCTTCCATTTTAATAGGATCGTTGGGTGTGAATCTTGCTTCTACTTCATTTATGTTATCTTCTATGATTTGTGCAAGTTGTGCAAACCATTCAGTATACATTGTATTCATGGCAGTATTTAAGTTGCACTCAAAAGAAAAGGTAGCAACCTGGCTACCCTTTCTCCACTTCAAATGTAATGTTCCTATTATCTGTGGCTATGCCGTTCTATATATAATCTTCATCCCATAATTAGGAAATTATTCTGTTGTGTGCATTAATTTTCTATTTTGAAGTCCCTGTTACGAATTTGTAAAACTCCTCGGCTGTTTCTAAAACTTCTTTAGAACCTGGAATTTCTGGCATATCGACTTTGTTAAGTACTTGTCCAGTTTTTTCGTCACGCTTTGCAGATACTTCCCAACCCATCCACTTGTTTGAATATTCAAACTCTGTAAATGCTTTGGCCATGTCTAGCACTTCTGTGCGAATTTCGTAACCGTTTTTATTGAATTGCACTTTAGGTAGTGCATCTTTGATTTTGTCTAATGACATTTTACTTCTCCTTGTGTGTGTTGTGTGTTATGCTACATTAATAATGTAACACTATTATTTACCTTTGTCAACGCACTTAATGATTTTTCTTTTCCAAACACCTGCGTTGTAGGTGCCGCAAACCATTTATGGTGTTTTTACTCTGATCTCCATGCACCTAAATATTACACTGACTTCAACGCTTGAGTGTTGTCAGGAAACAAGAAGGAGATAACCAATATGGAAATCTTAAATAAAGTAAAGGGTTGGGCGAGTGCAATTACCGAAGTAGGTGTTTCACTTATTTCATTAGCAATCGTTCTTGAAATCCTATTCAACGGACAGAACATTCCGTTCTGGCCAAACATCAGCGTAGTAGACAACATTACTGGAATGATAACAGCGTTATCAGCACAGGGCTTAGTTGGGTTAGTAGCTGTATGGGTGTTATATCATATCTATAATCGCAAATAAAAATATTTCATAACACAAAGAAGTTATGGCAGAGCCGTCTTGGCGGACAGCTCTGTCATTTTTTATTTTACTTTCAAATTCGATGGATTATATTGTTCACCATTATAACCTGGATATGTTTTATCTTCAACTCCAAAGTTACAACTAGCAACAATTAATAAAAATGCAATAGCGGTATAAGTTGTACGTTTCGACCACAGTATGAAATTAGCAAACGCTTTCTCAGCCTGTGCTTGAGCCGTCGCCCTTACATCACTTTCCATTAATCCATTCAGCTTCGTCTTCGGTGTACGGCCACATTATGCATGTCCTTTCCAAAATGCTACAGACTTTCCTCTAAAGTAATGATCACCAGGCTCGTAATTTGATTTGGCTTTTCTTACTCTTTCTAGTCTTTCGATTGCTTTACGCTTGACAGTTTGTAGATGTCTTTGCTCTTTAAGTAAGTCCGCTGATAGATCTGGTCTACCTTGCAGACGCATTAAGTTTGCTGCTCTACCGTATCCAGCAATTTCTAAATTGTTATACAGTTTTCTTAGCAGTAACATTACTTCTCTCCGTCATTAGTTTTTTAGCCTGATCGTAGTATCCCATACGAGCAAGTTCATTAGCAGCTCTAGCACGACCTGCTGTTTCGCCAAAGGCAATTGTACCAACCCAAAATGCAAACAAAGCATTTCTGATAATGGTACAAAGTTTACATGTAAAGTTCCATGTAGTTTGTGTTATCGCAGTCATTATACCCATCCTCTTAAATTCTTATTTGTAGTTGCAGTCATTCTCTTATCTCGGAATGTACCTCTAGCAATACTTTCGATATCGCTACGGTAAATCCCTAAATCTTTTAGTTCATGATCTGTAAGGTTGCGTAATTCTCTACGAGTTCTTGCAATCATAGCCTTGCGGGCTCTGTTGCGTCTCCATTGTCTAACTAAATCCACAAGTCCTTCTAAAGCATCTTGTAGCAAGTGTGATACTGTCATAATTGCTTGTGTCATTAGTTCTTCACTCCCATTCTAGGACCGCGTCCTTCGTGGGTCATCATATAGTGATAAGCATATTGCCAATCACTTCCGTACTCAGTTTTGGCGTAAGTGAGCATCTCTTTTTCGAAAGCCCTAGTTGGGCTTGGGTTTCCAAGTAAACTCACAAGGCCATTGAATAGCATGGTTGCCATTTTTTTCTCCTTGATTAAGTTTTGTGGATGCTTGAGGAAAGCAATACCCCGGAACTTCCCCGGCGGTGCGTGAACCTTTGGTCCCCGTCAATCACTTGTAAGGCATGGACAATGCCCCAGTCTTTCCTGGTGTCTGTATGTATATTTTGACAACTTTGAGGGTTTCGATCGCCACCCTGCGCTTTTGTCACCTGTATTTATATAATAGTACAGTATTACTGCCCTAATTAGAGCGGATTTTCATGCAAGGCTGTCATGCTATTTTTGCAACAGTCCGCCGCAAAAAAGTTGACAGATTAAAGTTCTTGACACTCGCAAATCATTGTTGTATAATTTGTTACATAAAAGGGTAAATACAGTTAGTAATTTTAGGAAAACACGATGAAAATTAAAACAAGGTCTATTTTACAAGAATTAAACGAAATTGCAGATCGCAGAGATACAGAATCTCTGATCCAAAGTCGTGCAACTAATATTATTAACTCAGCAATTAATTTAATAGAATCTATGCATAAGCATTACGATCAAACAACAGCTATTGAGCTGGAGCGTAGATTTATCAATTCTATAAAAGGCGCGGATTCTTCTAAGTTCGATAGAGGAATTAAACGGGTCGTTGAATCAAAGAAACGAGAACGCTAACATGACACTACTTTTAGAAGGTGGCAACATATTTAAAGATGCGGAAGGTAAGCCAGTAACTGTAAGGGTTGCAAAGAGCGATGTATTACCGACTGTACAATGGTTAGAAGGAATAACAAACTTAGAACTCACAGACAATATGTTAGGTACAACTGGTAAGAAAGATACCAGTGGCGATTTAGATCTTGCAGTAGATGTTTCAAGTACAACAAAAGCAGACTTAGAGGCTACGCTTCTTGCTTGGGTACAAGATAACATCGGCGGCGAGGTAAACGCTAAAGAGTGGATACGTAAGTCAGGCATCAACGTACACTTTAAAACTCCAATCAAAGGGGATGATTCAAACGGCTTTGTGCAAACAGACTTTATGTTTGGTGATCCAGATTGGATGAAGTTCAGCCTGCAGGGAAGTGGACCAAACTCACCTTATAAAGGTATGCATCGACACATCCTCCTTTCCAGCATAGCAAAAACCAAGGGTATGAAATGGTCAGCAAATGAAGGGCTAAAAGATAGAGAAACTAACGAATTGGTATCACAAGACCCCAACCAAATCGCTAAAGTCCTATTAGGGCAAACAGCAACACCATCAACACTTGAATCAGTAGAGTCAATTGTTAACTTTATTAAGAAGTTACCAAACTACGATGAACTTGTTGCAGACGCTGTTGAAGCCTTTGCAAGAGACGGTTTAGAATTACCGGACAATAAGCAAGTCGAAACTTACCAAGCGGATCACAATGCTTGGATGCGTAAAATGATAGACATCGTAAAATGAAAATAAGCGAGGTTGTAGACATACGCTATTCGATAGCTGACAAACTTTCTAAGATGCATAAAGTAGGTCCTGTGTATGGCAAGAAGAACTTAAATGTGCCACACGCAACATACGTAGATAAAACTAAGAAGAAGAAAAAAGCATGAGAGCATTTGAATTTTTAACAGAAGCTGTATTAGTAGAAGCCGTAGGTAGAGAGTTTAATCACTTAGAAGACCTAGTGTTTACTAATCCATCTGATGGTGCTAAACGTGCAGTTGATATCTTAAAGAGCATGGAGCAAGATGCTAGTGATGTTGCAGTTAAATGGGACGGTAATCCAACAGTGTATTGGGGACGTGAAGATGACGGCCAGTTTAGATTAGTTGGAAAAAATAATTGGGGTAAGGAAGAAGGTAAGTCTAACTCAGCTGATGAATTAGAAAAGTTTATCAACAGTAGAGGTAAAGGTGAAGAATGGAGACCTAAGTTTGCAAAAGATATGGCAAGCCTATGGCCAATATTTGAAGCAGCGACTCCACCGGACTTCAAAGGTTACATGTATGGCGACTTACTATACCATCCAGGTAAACCATATCAAGGCAGTGACGGAGCAATAAGTTTTACTCCTAATCAAACTACATACAATGTTAAAGCACAAAGTGACATTGGACGTAAAGTAGGCAAAAGTAAAGTTGGTGTTGCAGCACATTCAGCATATGAATACTTTGGCGATAAGTCAGGCACACCTATTGAAGATGTAAAACAATTTAATGGCACAGCAGATCTTTTAGTTTTAGGACAACAGTATGTAAGCAAGGCGCCGCCAGTAAATGCAGACAACTTAGGCAACATAGAAAAGGTAGCAAATCAAGAACAAGCAAACATTGCTAAGTTCTTTGAGAAGCGTCCTGGACTAAGTGATATCAGCGATATCATGTACACATTTGTAAATCAAATGAGTAGAGCTAAAAAATTAGATGACTTAAAAGTAGAAAGTTTCCTCAATTGGCTTCAAAATTCAAAGGTTTCCGCCAATAAACAAGCAAAGATTATAAGTATTATAGACAGTAGTAAGCAAACTGCAACAAACATATTTTTCCTTGTTACAGAGCTTATGAAAGCCAAGAATGAAGTAATTGCAGAGCTTGATAAAGCAGAAGGTGATGTAGTTGCTACAACAGGTGGCAAGCCAGGAGGCGAAGGCTTTGTTAAGACTAGAGACAAAGTTAAGTTAGTTCCACGTGATAGATGGACGCCTTTTAGAGCAGATTAAGCGTTTTTAGTCAAAAATCCCCCCAAAACCCATAAGTTTTTACCCAAAAGATAAATAAGAGTGTAAGAAAAAAGCCGGTCCCTGAGCGGGATCATTTAATAATCGAGGAGATAATATTATGGCAGATCTATCAAACGGAAGCTCAGTATTCCAAACTTATAACAACGCCGGAACAGGTGTTGCAGAACTAGGTGATAACAAATTACCAGCAAACGGTGATACTAACGGTATTGCAGGTTTAACTAGAGTTATCAAATTAGCTAAATCATCTATTACAGATGCAGAAATCCAAGCAGCTTTAGACTACATCCAAGCTGGTGACGTTTCAGGAACTAACGACGCAAACACAGTTGTTGGTTTAGACAAAAACACTAACGATGCATTCGTAGTTGTACAAGGAACAGGCGTAATGACAGCAGGTTCTAACTACGGTACAGGTTCAACTGGTGTTACTATGTCAATTGAAGCTACAATTCCAGGAATTTCTGGCTAATAGTTTTTAAACTGATGAAAGGGTGTCAGTTCGCTGGCACCCTTTTTTTATGGTTACTAAATATGAGTAATGATCAGATACAAAGTAGAAACGACAGTAGACATTACTCGCGCCAATCCAGATAGGGACGACACCAACTCTCTCCGACACGGTCAGCAATCAAACTTCAACGCCCTTGTCCAAGGGATAGAGTTAAGAGCTTTATGTACTTGGGAAGAAGAACCTGTTATGATAGAGTACAAGGATGTTGACACCAAATGGTACTGGTCATTTTATGTAGAAAGACAAGATGTTTTTTTAAAAGGTGACGATCGAGTTGGTTTGCTTAAAGATGATTTACAAAGTATTCCAATTATTAGTAACCTAAATAATAATGTTAAATTTAAGCAAAACTGTTTTATAACAAGTGGACCTAATTGTAACATATGGCTTAACACTGCCGATTAAGTGTAGACTGAATTCTCAGCCAACCAGCGAGTAAATAGTAGTATGAAAGATCACCATTGGAATATAATTATGTTTGGTACGAGCTCATTTATGTTTATGGGTTTCTTACTATCTCTTCTTGGAGTGTACACTGATAAAGATAATCTTGCTTACATAGGGATAGTTATCATGTCTTCAGTGTGCTTTACATGGTGGATTTGGGTTATGTTAGTAATAAAAGATATGATCCTACGTACAACTAAAGCACAGGACGGTTTAGGCATGGTTAGAGAAGAATTAGGGCTCATAAAAAAGATGATTAGAGCTCTAACTTCTAGAGGAAAATGATAAATACTTTTGTTGAAAGTAAAAGGCAAACACTAAAAGCATAGGACAGATAACAGCTAATACAAGGCACATTCAAAAGGCAATACCCAGAGAGTTATTAAATTAACGGTATTCGGAGAGAATGTAAAATGGCAACTAGCCTAGAAAAGAAAAATTTAGAAGCCCATGTTGACTTGTGCCAAGAAAGGTACGAGCAATTAGAAGGCCGCCTCGACAATCTAGAAAAGAAAGTAGAGCATATTCATAGAGATATCACAGATGGTCAAAAGAGCTTAACCAAAGTTATCATTGGTACAGCTGGTACAATAATTGCAGCAGTTCTTTCCATAGTAGTTACTATACTACTCAAGATGTAGCCCACCAAATTAATTAAGTTGTAAATACAGAGGACGAAAGGTCCTTTTTTTTATGACGAATATTTCTAAACGTTTTGAACAGCTAGTAACTAAGACTTACAAGCAGTTTCTTGACCAAGGAACCATACTTCCAACCAAGTCAGATAAAGGCATTCATGTTGGTGATGTTCTAATACAATCAGATGGTCCTTTCAAAAATATCATAAAAAAGGATAAATTAATATATGAGAACATAAGTTTGAATGCTGTAGCAATACGCATAGCAAACCTGTTAGCATGGAACGAAAATAAAGCACTACAAGACAAGTTATTTGCAGCAGACGTATATTATAGCCGTTTTTATACAGATAGTAATATATTTTTAGATAGATATCATAGAGCTTGTAATGCAAAAGATGAGCTAAAAGCTGAAATTATGTGGACTAGGTATGAAGATGCTAAATTTAGAGCAATAAATGC